ATTCCCGTGGCAAAGTTAGCCTCCAGGCTCCAGACACCGTCAAACTTTACCCAGACATTGCCCGTATCGAGGTCAAGGTAGGTGTCACCAGTGGAGCCCAGCGCTGGCAGAGGATCCCCATGGTCCGAGTAAAAGCTGGGGCCATTGGTGCCGATGGGGGCCATATCGAGGCCACGCCTCCTCTGGTTCATGTCTCGACGCCAGCTGGTGGAGCCTCCAGAGCTACCATTTTTGTAATGGTCAGAGTCTGGGCTGTGACATTAGATCGCACTAGGTAGGCAATGTAGCTGATTGTTTGCCTAGTAGGTATTGACCACGTGGGTTTACACAAGTACCGCAAAATACGTTTTGGGAACCTAGTTGCGCCCGTGCCGTCAAACCCGGCCAGAGTTGGATAAATGCCAACAACTTCTCTGCCCTCGGATGTGGCGATAAAATAAGGTGACTTATAGCCAACACCCAGCACACCCCCAGGGATAGGTGTTATAAATCTGGTCTCATAGCTAAAACCGTTAGGCTGCCCACCCCAGCTGATGAGGTCCGATGATGTGTAAACGCTGCCAACCGTGGGGGGGTTACTAAAATCATCTGTACTAATACACCACTCCATACCCCTGACACCGGTATAAATAACTCGGTATGCTCCAGTGGTATAAGTAGGAATGGACACAGATGCCCAAGTGGCACCATCGTCCGTACTGCGTTTTATAAGTACACCCTCTACGGCACACAGGTAAGGCGTGCTCCCCACGTACCCTGCACACACGTCCCTGAGGTCTGTGACGCTAAGCACAGCACCCCCATCAGTCCAGGTAGTGCCCGTGCTATAGGGCTTTCGCCACACCCTGCCTGCAGAGTCAAAAGCCAGCCACTGCGTTTTATTCGCATTGCAGATTAGGGTGTGTATATCAGCGCCACCAGTCTTTTGGCGTGCCATCACCCCTGCACCACTAATGGACTGTATTTCCCCAGTCTGGCCAAAAACAAAACCACCAGTGGCCCCATCCTCACTAAAGCCAACAACACCATACAAGATGCCAGTGTAGCTGCTGGCAGGTGTAAGACTGGCCCAGCTGGCACCATCGTTGCCACTGTATCTAATCGCACCAACACCAGCAGCACTGCCAACGGCAACCAAACCCAAACCCGCTATCAGGCCCACATCGTTTGCGACAACGCTCGACAGGGAGGCTGTGGACTGATTTAGAAGTGCCTGCCTTATCTGCTGGTGGTATGCCCGTGCAGAGGCTTTGCGTGACTCAGCCAGCAACGCAGTGGTTAGTTGGTCATATTGGGCAGCATTGAGGGCTGTAACCCCAATAACCTCCACAGCGTTAGCCAGCTCCCCCACCACATGGTTAAGGGTATCGTCTGTCACTACCGTGGCAGCCTCAACTCCAGGCGTGCCCTCAGTAAAGCCGGTTTTACCGGCTGAATAAAAGTTGGCCTTGCCAAACTCTGGGGCACCTGTGGCTGGTCTTCTCATAGCTCACCTGCGTGTCAAACGGTCTGGAATAAGATCGTGGTGTTGATGGGGGCCACGCTGCGCACAGCAGCCTCAAAGTTTGGTTTGACTGGGGCTGGGTAAGTGACCACCCAAGTGGTCAGGCCCTGCACTGAACCAAGGGGTTTGCCCACCACATACCCAGCCAAAAACTGTGGGTAACTGCCTAGCGTGATAGTGACCGTGCCGATGCCCAGGCTGTTGAGGAGTGCCAGGAGCGCTGCATAGCTGGGAGACAGAGCAGAGTTGAGTTTGGCTCGAATGGCAGCCACACGCTGGGCAGGGGTGGCTCCAGCAGGGACGTTGATGCCCAGGAGCTCCTCCCACTCTTCGAGCAGCCCATAGCCCATGTCAGCAGTGGGGATAAAGTCTTTGAGGATGCCAAAGAGTGCAGTGTCTAGCCTCACAGGCTCCTGGGCCATGGCAGTCAGCAGTGACCACCACACAGGCGTGGTAACTGGGTCGATTGGCCAGACTTTGCCCCGGGGCAGCAGCCGCTGATACAGCCACGTGTAATCGTCTAGCGTGTGCGTGCCCCCACTCATGGTGGCCAGGTCCTTGTGCCCAGGCCTGGCAGCTCATTGGTGGCACACACAATGTCAACAGACGGGCTGGATAGCGTGTGAGAGATCTCCCCCACTGCACTTGAGATGGCATCCTCCAGCCGGGATAGCGCTATCGTGCCTGCTGGAGCTCCCTCACGTAAGAGGAAGTCAGAGACTGAGACCTCGATAGCCTGCTGCACAGCCACGGTGTTTGGTGTCAAAGCCGTAAAAACCAAATTTACAGGCTTTGCTATCAGGGTGATAACCCGGACATCCACTGTGATGGGGGCCACACTCTTGATATGGGCCAGGGTGGTGGCCAACTCCCCACTGTCAGGGATGGGTGTGGTGGGATCGTTGTCTCTGGCAAAGGCCACAGAGACAGAGTTGCCAGCCTCCAGATTGGCAAACTCCCAGGCCCTGGTGTTGCCCGGTACCTCCAGAGCCCAGGCCACGTAATCCCCAGGGCCACCCCCCTTGGGTGGGTTGCGCAGTCTGGCCAGCAATCGAGGCAGGCCCCCAGTCTGCCAATCCTCGACATCAGCCCCAGACACCGTGGAGCTCTGGACTGTGGCATCGGTATCGACTCCAGCCAGAGGAGTGGTCAGGGACAGGATCTGCCCGTCTGGGTTATTGCCTGCAGCCCCTGGGGTGGAGGATGTGACACTGATGGTGACAGTACCCCCACCACCCACTGCAGCGGCTGCAGCTGTCTTGTAGAGTTCACCATCAGCTCTGCCCCATTCAGTGTTTATCGGAATGGCAGCTGCTGGAGCTCCAGTCACCAGGATATTACCAGCCCATGCCGTGGCTGGGAGCTGGTCAATCCCCCAGACACTGCCCCATCGCCACCCATACGTCTCATCAGCCGTATTGGGAAAGCACTGAGCCACCAACCAGGTAAAGGCCCCATAAAGGCCTTTGCTGACACCTGCTATGGCCCTGGCTAGGCCATATTCGACAGTGGCCCTGGGGGTTTTTCCGTTGGCATCAGCCCCCAAGTCAGTCTGGACTCGACTGAGGATCTTACGGTATGTGGGTACCGAAAAGCTCATAGCGTGTAGCTCCAAATGGTGTACCACTCAGGAGCCAGAGCCCCACGCACCTGCACAGAGACCCTGGACTCCCAACGTTCTGGGGCCACCCTGGTCACTGGGGCGGTTACAGCCTCTGCCAGGCCATCATCGATGAGCCACTGCAACTGGGCCAGGGTCTCCTGCTCTATCAGCCTCAAGGCTCCAGCCGTAGCCTTGCCCCGGGATAGATGAAAAAGTCTGCCCCCAAGCTCCCAGCCAGAGATGTCCGAGAAGCTGTCACCCCACCAGCCTCCCAGGGGGCTGCCCGTGGCCACATCCTCTGGCTGCAGCCTGCCCTCAGTAAACAGGGACAGCAAGATCGGGGTACGCAGTGCCTGGTCAGTCTCCAGGTGGTTACCCTTTGTAGGGTCCCTGCGCAGATCGTAATACATCAGGTTTTGCTGTAAGAAAATGCCGAGCATTACTCACACCTGACCTTATCTGAGGCCACGGACTCGAATGGGTGCAGGGTGATGGTGGAGGCTGCCACCTTGAGGGCTGCTCCACCATCCTGGGGGGTGACTGTCCAGGTCTTTAGGACGTTTAGGATATTTGAAATATCCGTTTTGGCGTCCTGGATTTGCTGGTCCGTTTTTGCTGCCAGAGCCACCCAGTCCCCAGGTGTTTTGGAGCCCAGACAGAGCTGGCCATCAGCCCTGAGAAACAGCTTCCATTCCCCGAGATAGTGCAGGCCTCCCTCTCCCTCTCCGATGGAGTCATTGGGCACGATACCCCCCACAGAGATTAGGACGCCTCCATCCCTCTGGCCCCCACAGTTGACAACCACCCCACCAGACTCAGCAGCAGCACGGAAGTGGAGGCCCTGGGACTCAAGGTGCTCCAGCCCAGAGCTCACACGATCGCCGCCCCACAGGACCTGGTACGTGCCCCCTGCAGCCTCTGACCTATCCACAGCCACACGTGTGGCCAAATTCTGGATAAGGATCCTGAGTCTGCGCAGTAGCTCATCCATGGGGTGCCTAGCCCTTCAAGCTTACACCCTTATTTAGCTGGCGTACAGGCAGGGGTAAAAGGCTGTAAGCCTCTGGGTATGTCAAGGAAATTCGTGTCTCCAGGGTGCTGTTGCTGCACCTAAGCTCTGCCAGCGTGAGGAGCAGAGTCTCCCTCACCCCGAGGGCCCGATCGTCAACCAGTACCAGCATGGGGGGTGCCCAGGGCTGCCCGTCTGGGGCTAAGCCACCAGGCAGGGTATAAGTCATAGTGAGGGCCTTGCCTGCCCGTGTATTCCGCTCCCAGGTGGCCTGGGTCTGGAGCTCTGCAACGCGTGCATGGGTGTCGGACCCAATCACATAAGGCCTGTATCGAGTCACGTTTTTATCCGTGGCCTCAAACTTCTCCAGGGCTGCATGCCTGGGGCTCTCCTCTTTGTTGGCTCTGCCCGTCTGGTTTCTCAGCCGGTAAACTGAATAGGTGTCCTGGTCCACACGCACCAAGCCACGGCTGATGGCCTGCCCCACCTGGAGCTGCACGCTACGCAGCCCAGAGCTTGCACCCCCAGTGATCCGAAAGAGCCTCAGGTCCCCCGTGGGCTGGGATACGGCTGTGACTCCAGTGGCTCTGAGCAGCCGCTCCATTGCGTCGCTGACTCTCTCCCCCTCATCTATCTCAAACCTGCTGAATTTGAAGGGGTCGGCTGCGATCTGGGGGTCAGCTGTCACAGCAATACCGAACGGCTGGCACAGGTCAGCTACGATCTGCACCAGCGTGCGTTTCAACCACTGCCCGGTTTTGTGCACGGCTGCGCAGTCAGCCAGATCCCCAGACTTTGACCTGCCACTGCAAGACGTGCTGTAGCTGCTGGCCTCGATAGAGATGTCTGACTGGTTGACGTACCCAGTTACGATCCTGTGTGATCCATAGTCCACAGCACAGGCAGCACCTGGCTGGATATACCGATTATCGACGATGAGAGCTTGCTCACGGGCTGCATAAGTCAGCTGGAAGCTGTCAGCCAGGGAGTCCAGGGCCCTGGTCACAGTGACATCCGACCACCCAGAAAAACGCTGGCCCTCCACCACCAAACTCACGGGCTGGGCTTGGTTGACAAGTGTCATGTGGCCAGAACCTGCAGCGGATTGACAATGAAGCTGGGGTTATCGAGCTGGTTGCGTCGCTCAATCTCCTCAAACCTGGAGGCATCCCCATACAGCTCATAGGCCAGCTGAAAGCTGCTGGTGACATCTGCAGGCACGTACGTGGTCAGCTGCTGGAGCTCCAGGGCAGTGAGATGGGCAAAGACAGCAGCCCGTAAATCCTGCAGGGCAGAGATGGGATCTGCATCGTGCTCAATCCCAGCCACCACAGAGGCTGCCTCATCCTCCAGGGCTGTGACCAGAGCGTCTCGGATGGCCAAGGCCTGCTGGGAGCTGTCAAACGTGGCATTGCCTGAAGCCTCAGCCGTGGTGGCCAAGGCCAGCGATCGCATCATGTGTTTTAGGGCTGCATGGTTGCGTCGGATATCTTCGGCTTGATCGTCTGGCTCTGGGTCCGTGCCCAGCTTGCCAGCCCCCTGGGTGGTCAATGTCAGGGCCATGGTACTGGCAGCCAGAGCATCCACAGCAGCCACGAAAGAGGACTCAGGCCTCACACTGTCAGGGCCCACAGCTGCTGCCACTGTGACCAGGGAATTTATCATCGATGCCAGGGCATCCTCGATAGCATCGGCACATTCCTGGGGGGTAAAGATGAGCTGCACGGACTCTGCTGCTAGCTGAGCAATCTGATGGGCAGCATGGGCTGGCACAGCCAGAGCAGTGGAGACCGTGGCATTGAGCTCCCTCAAGTCAGCAATCAGCTGGTCTAGTGTCTCGAGGTTTGCCTGCTGCACGTAGTCCCTGACATCCTCCAGGCTGAAATTGCGCACATATTCTGTTTTGGCAGCTACCTGGACTGCAGCTGCAGCAGTCTGCAGGTTGCCCCGAGTATCCTCCACCACGGCTGGGCCAGAGGTAACCAGCAGAGCTGCCTGGGACTGGACTGCAGAAAAGCTAAACTCAGCCAGCCCACCACTGTCAGTGGACTCAGAGACGCTTATCTCTGCCTCCACTTCCACCATCACAGAGCCCAGGTATGGGTGCACCAGCAGGCCTGGGCCTGGTGCCTCAATGGCCTCCATCAACTTGTCTCTGTCTCTGTCGTAATCTCCTCCGATTACAAAGACAGTCAGCTGGTAGCGTCTGGCCTTGCGTCCAAGGGGCAGGCCCTTGACCCCATCATCATTGAAAGGCAGCTCATAGATGGCCTTTCTCTGGCCTACCGTTGTAACCGCTGAAACGGTTTTGAAAGGCACACCACGAAAGCTGCCATCCAGGTATCTGTCTCTCCAGGGCATGGGCTACCTAGCCCCTGGGGGTGGAGCCTGGCCAGTACGAAGGGGCACACCACCCTTGCTCTGGGTGCGTACCTTGACCCTATCGTCCGAGACAGTGACCTCAATCTGGCCACTCACAGCATTGAACTGGCCACCAG